TCTCTGATTTGTCTTTGGTTGAGACTAATCCGAGTATTGTTTTGAGAAATGCCATGTGTTAGCTTTGTAATCTCCTGAGATAGGGCAATAAACTGACGCTCTCTTTCTTGTTCAGACTTAATTGTTTTCTCAAGTTCTACATAACCATTTTTAAGTTCTTTTGCTTTATTTTGAGCATCACTAATTCTATTTACACGAAACTCTTCTTCTATAGTTTGTCCACAGGTAGGGCATTCCGTATTTTCAGCAAAAAATTTATGCTCTTTGGTAATTGTGCTTACCTTTTGAGATAGTTTTCCTTTAAGATTGTTTAGTTTTACTAACTTATCACCAGCACCTTGAAGTTCATCAAGATCAACTTGAAGTGTTTGAATATTGCCCTCAAGACCTTCATTCAATTCCATATAATCACCAACCTCATTATCCAAGTTAGTGATTTTTTCTTTATTGGCATTTATGTTGGCATTACCACGATTCTCAAGTTCTTCAATAAAATTTTGTTGCATCTTCATCTTATCTTTCAGAGTATCTTTCTTCAACTCCAAAGATTTAACTTGATCTCTACGAACACGAATTTGATCTTTAATAAGACCATTCATCGCAGAAAAGATACGAATATCCAACAAGTCTTCAATCACCTCGCGACGATTTGATGTCGTCAATTGCATAAAAGGCACAAAGGTACTGCTACCCAGAATCACAATTTGAGTAAAAGACTTATAGTTTACCTTGAGAATATTTTCTTCCAGAATGCGCTGATTAGAACGGTCATCTGCTTCTTTATGCAAAGCAGTTCCATTCACTTCAATATCAAAGATATTTGGTTTGATACCACGGCGCACCAAATAATCCCTACTATTGACAGAAAATTCAATTTCAACCACACAATCCCTTTCATTAGTAGTATTCACTAACTGTGGTTTATTAATTTTACGAAAAGGTTTGTTAAACAAACCGAAGGTGAGTGCATCCAGCATGGTGGATTTACCAGCACCATTTGTTCCAATGATTAGATTTGTATGATGTTGCTGAAAATCAATTTCGGTAAAGTGATTTCCAGTAGAGAGAAAGTTTTTATATCTAATCTTCTTGAAAGTTATCATTTTTGGGGGGAATTACAATGTCATCTGGAGTTATAACTGCATACTTATAATCATGCAGTTTACAGGTTTTTATGGCAAGTTCATCGTCAACTTCAACGATATCCATACTTGCATCTTCATTATCCTCAAGCATCATAGCATATCTTTCAGCATCATCCTCTTCTTCAAAAAGAAATAAAACTTTGTGCCCATATCTATCCTGAACGGCATAAGCACCTTCATCTTTACTATCTTTGAGGGTAAGAAGAAACATTTACTCTACTTCGCAAGCTTGCCTATACAAATCTTGAAAGATACCTTTAATTATATTACTATCAAATTCAAAATCAGACTCATCAATATATCGATTTAAAATTGAAAGAGTATTTTCTTCCTCATCAACTTCAAACTCTTCGGATTCATGAATATCAAAATTTTCAACAATCTTAAGTTCTTGAACTCCGACAGAATGAAGTTTATCAATAAACTTTTCAAAGTCTTTTGGATTAGTCTTTTTACGAACAATAACCTTTACAATTTTATTTTCATATTGTGAAGCATTAAACAACTTGTAGTTGGTATCTTCATAATAGATATTATGAAATAATTTATAAGGGTTATTGATTGGAGTATGAGTGAGGGTTTCCGTATCAAAGATATGAAATCCTCTAGTATCATTCACATCTGTCCAATACATTTCATAAGGATTTCCTAAGTAGAAGACTCTCCCATCATCTGATCGAGTGTGATAGTGTCCCGAGTAGACACGCTCGAACTTCTCAAATAGTTCGCTCGGAGTACCATGCTCCATGACGATTTGTCGATTAACTCGAAATCCTTGGAGCTCCAGGTGCCCCATCGCGCACCTGCAAGAAGTCTTTTTAATACAGTTGAAAGATAATTCATCATTTCCTTGATTAATCCAGGGCAAAAATAGAATACCCAACCCACCAATATTAACTTCCGTAGGTTGACTATAAGTCTTAATATTTGAATAAGTTTGAAGAAGAAGTTCTGGTGAATTTATTTCGTTTGTATTCTTGTAATATGTATCATGATTACCAATAATCATATGTACATCATAATCTTTTAGATTATCAAAGACAACTCTCTTAGACCACTCAAGACTTTGATAATCAATTGACTTACGACTATCAAACGCATCACCCATATGAATAACTGCTTCAACACCGTGCTCTTTTAGGGCAGGGAAGAAAACATTCTGATAGAAGAGTTCAAAGTAGTCGTGAAGGTACTTAGAACCCTTTCTGGCACCATAGTGAGTATCTGTGATGATTGCAACCTTCATCGATTTCGATATTGGATATTGTCCTTAATAGTATTATAGTCTGAACTGTGCCCAGAAAGCAAGCTATCATCAACCATCATAACCTCATCAAAACCAGTCTTCTCAATAATTTTGGTTTTGATTTCCAATTGCTTTTTCTCCTTACCAATTCTACGAAGGAAAGCATAGTGAATAATCTGAGTAAAATATGCAAAAGGATTCTTTGATTTCTCTGGGTCAAAGTTGTGAATATATTGAACACAATTTTCGATGCCGTCAGAAATCATATCCTCACGAAACATATAGTTAACAAAGTTCGGTTTGTAGGAGAGGTGTGTTGCAATCTTTAAAAAACATTCACCAAGATAATTGGGGATAGGAGGTTTACCTTCCCACTGTTTTCCTCTTTCTTGTTTTGGTAGTTCTGTGAGGTCTTTATTGAAAGTCTTCATGTATGATGCTTCTACCCTGGCACGATAGTTGATCATTGCCTCTAACAACTCTTTATTGTTTACATAATGTTCTGATTTCTTTTTGGGCATAATTCATTACTCTTTATAATATAAGTTATTAATATTATACCATACTTTTAGGGCTTGACAACATAGTGAATCATAAGTAGAATACCTTTGTTAGGTTTGAAGATCAGACTTTAGCTTTCTTTAGAGTCTTCTACTTCTAATTTGAATATCTCTTCTAATTTCGTTCTAGCATCTTTTACTGAAGATATATATCCCATTTTCTCAGATGGTTTTACTTTGCCACCAGAACTTCTTTTCTTCTTTGCTGGTTGAAAACTACTTGTTGAAGTAACATTTTCATCATCATCATCTTGAAGATAGTTATTATATAATTGAATTAAATTTTCATCTTTAACTTCAGTCATAGTAATAATCTTATCAGGTTTTACAATAAAGAAATCATCATTAATTATTTCCATCCATGGTTTTATCTTTACAAAAGATCCCTGAGGACTGTTAACGATTTTGATTATTATTGGAGTCTGCAAAACTAATACAGGATCTCCATCGTTATCATCTTTCGATACTAGAGAAAATATTTCTTCTCCTGAAATTAATTTAATGACGCAATAAAATTCATCTCCCATATTAATTCTTAAGCGGTATGTTTACAATATCATAATTAAAATTTTCTTCGTTATAAACTTTGATTCTTTCAATTAGATGATTAAGGGTATAATTTTTCCTGGATTTGTAGGATATATCGTCAGCGATATCATATAGAGTTGCTTTTGTTTTGTTATTGCCTTTTCTGAGGACTCTTCCAATTGATTGGAGATTACGTATTCTGGATTTAGAAGGAGAAGCAAAAATAACATTGTGGAGATTTTTAATGTTGATACCAGTACTGAATGTTCCGTATGAAGCAACAATAATTGCATTATCTTCCTTTTCAGTAATCTCCCTTACTAATTCTCTATTTTCAGTATCCACTCCACCATGGACAAAAAATACGTGTCGATTTTCTACACTACCGTTATTTATTAAATCGTATAGTGGTTGCCCATGACCTTCAACTCTGGCAAATAATATAAGAGTATTACCTTTAAGATCAAGCGCAAGGTTACGTATAAATTTGTTTCGTCGATCATGGTTAATAATATATTGAACTTCATCTTCAAACGTTTCAAACTTATGTGCTGGGTGCTTCAATAGAAGTACATTGATATCCAACTTGGCAACATGACCCTTGGACATCAATTCTGCAGTGCGAATAATTTTATATGATGGTCCAAAGAGACCCTCTAAAACCCATTTATGAGTTTGTGTACCGTCTAATGTACCAGTAAATCCATAACGATATTTTGCATCCGCAAGTTTTGACATTATAGATATTAATGACTTGCTTTTAAACTGGTGAGCTTCATCCCCAATC